AAAAAGGAGGACTAAACTATGGAATATGTAAGAAGATGTTACCTTGAGTGCAATGGCAAAACCATTGACGACTTTAAGTCAGTAACGGATAAAGAGGTTGAGTTGTATAAGCCTGTCAATCTCATGAATAAGACAGGATTTGCATCTGTAACGCCTCGTTATGCAGTAGAGGTTGAATATCTGGTGCCCGATAGTTCGCCAGAATTTGATTGGAAAGAACTGAAAAACGGTACTTTAACTATAGAGCTGATGAATAAAAAGAGAATTACATTCACAGGCTGCTATACCCTTAAAATCGGCGCTATGAAAATAGATGGAGACGGCGATACGGTTAGAACAATCGAAGTTGGCGCCGTGGATAGAAAGGAGAACTGATGATAACAGAGAAAGGAACATTGGTTGTCGGCGTTGAATACGAAGGCAAGGTGCACAAGGAGTTTGAATTAAGACCCCAGCTCGTAAGGGATTCTGTTGAAGCGCTGGAAGGCGAACATGCGGAAAGAGCAAAAAACAATGACAGTTTTTTTGGAGTGTGCCTCCTAACAAAACAGACTGTAAAGATTGGAGACATACCAAAAGAACATATCACGCCTGTACTGATTATGTCTCTTACAGAGATCGACTTTCAGATAGTCAGCAGGGCAAGGGAGGCGTTGGAGAAGCGCCTCCGCTCCTTTCGCAGCGAAACAGAAAAACCACAGAAAGCTAATACTGGCACTCCTTAAGCTGGGGTTCAGGTATGATGAGATTCTTTATATGCCAGAAATAGAGGCAGAAGGTTTTCTGGATGCTTATATGGAAATCATAGAGCCCGAAAAAACTAAGACTTATAAGGTTTTGAGTAGCCGTAAATGATGAAACTGACAAACTTACTGACAGCCTTCTCTGAGAGAAGAAGAAAAACTATGAAAAGGATTCCACCGAGGATATAAAACATGGGTGTCACCTCCGTTGCTATACAGCTTACCATAGTTGACCTGCTAAGTAAAGGGGTCGACAGCATCAAAAACCGTCTGGAGTCATTATCGCATGCAAGTAAAGAGTTGCAGCAGGACTTCGACAGGATGGGCAAATCCTTTAAATATGCCATGATTGCCGGCATCGCGACCAAGGAGATCCTCAGGGGATTGAAACCGGCAATATCAGTAGCAGGGGATTTACAGGCTGAAATGCTCGGCGTCCAGGCGGAGCTTATGGGCGCAGGCAAAAACGCCCAGGCGCTCAATAGTGAGCTGAGGGCGATCAAGGCTACTGCATTTGCCGTGCAGGCATGGACGCCTTTTGACATGACTCAGATTGTCGCCCTGGAAAAGGCTCTCATTAAGGCAGGCGCTTCGGTCGAGGAGGTAACCGGCAAAACAGGCGCCGCTGCTGCTGCGGCGGCTCTGGCTGTCTATGAGAACATGGACCCTGTAAGGACAGGCGAGGCTCTTATAGGCATCGGCACGCCTTTTAAAATTACTGCTGATAAATATATGGAGCTTGCTGATACGATTTCGCGGGCTGCATCCGCATCAACGGTAGGCGCTGCCGAAATCGCTGAAACTGCAAAATACGCAGCAGGTCCGATGGCGAGCCTGGGGCGGTCCAATAGAGAGATGCTCGCACTCTCCGCTGTAATGGCTCAGGTGGGCGTATCTGGCTCAATGGCGGGAACTTCGCTAAAAAATTTCTTTCTCGAGGCGACGAAGCACAAGATGCTCAGAGATGCACAGGGGAATTTGTTACCGACATTGAAGATTGTTGCAAAGCTTAGGGAGATGCTTAAGGGTAAAGGAGATGCCGACCAGCAGAGCGCTCTCAAAAAACTGTTCGGAGAACAGGGTATGCCGGTTGCGATTGCTCTGTTAAACGAGGGTAAGGGCTCCTATGAAGAGATAGTCAGAGCAATGGAACAAAGCGCGAGCCTGCAGGACAAACTGAACAAGAGCATGGAAGGTTTCAGAAATCAGTTTACATCTCTTAAAGGCACTTTTAAATCTACTATCGCTGATCTGTTTCAACCGGCACTGCCTGTATTGACCAGCCTTATAGCTAAGACAAACGAGTTCGTAGCGTCAATAGGCAATGCCTCTCAGCAGAGCGATAAGGTCGGCAAAGCGGTGTCGGGCATCTCTTTGGGCGCTGCTGCTACCGGCACCGCAGCGACCGTACTGCTCGGCGGCGCCGGGCTTTATTATGGCAGAAAAGTTTTAACCGGCGCAGGAGGCATTAAAGGACTATTGAAAGGTGCAGGCGGCACCGCTGCAGGAATCGCAGAAGGGAAGGCTGTCGAGGCAGCAACAGGAGTAACTCCTGTATTTGTAACAAACTGGCCTGCTAATTTAGGAGGCTCTGTTAACCCGGCGCAGACGGCCGCTGAAATGGCGAAAGGCGCAAAGACTTTATTCCCTACAATGGGTAAAATTTTTACCAAAATCGGCAGCATTGCTAAAACTCCCCTTGCAGCAGGTATCGGGAAAGGGGCATTAGCAGCCGCCGGGGGTTGGACTATTGGCTCATTCCTCGAAAGCTCTTTTATTAAAGGTTGGTGGGGAGAGAAGCTTTTCGACTTTTTAAATCCTGAAAAGGCAAAACTATTAAATCAAAATACAATTAATGTTTCTCTGTCGGTTGATAAAAACGGCCGCATGTACGCTGAGTCAAATGATCCGAATTCAAAGATTAATTTAAAGAGGGGAGGCTTCATTGATGGCAGATAAGTACTCAGCAAAACTTGATAGCTTTGGTCTCGATATAGAGACCATCGAGGACTCCTTTGAAAAGTCCATTGCGAAATACGAATTCCCTTACCGTGACGGCGCATTGCTTGAGGACATGGGCTTAAAGGCCCGCTCTGTGAAGATACGCTGTTATTTTTACGAAGAAACTTATGAGTCCCATAAAGAACTGCTTGAGCATCTCAAAAAAAAGGAACTCTTTGAACTGCTGCATCCGAAATACGGCATGCTTAAAGGCTCTGTAGAATCCATCTCTGTAAGGCATGACGACAGAAAGCGTACTGCGGAGATAGACATTACCTTCGTCGAAAATCTCATCACTAAGACAGAGCCGCAGCGTCATGTCAATGTCGAATACTCAACAGAGGAGGCATTTCAGGGGGGGCAGTTTGAACTCATCGAGGAATTTGAGTCTGATGTTAGGGACGATCTCGGAACAGAGGCAATGGATATCCTTACAAAAGAGCTTGACCCTCTGAAAACAATAACAGAGCAGTTCTCCGGCATTTCCATAAAGGCGAGGGAATATTTAAAAGAGGTTGATTCTTTTGTATCAGGGCTCACAGACACATTGAGCGATATAACAAACCCTGTTGATTCAGTCCTCTCTATAATTAATTTTCCCAATACCATTGCAGGCATAACAATAGGCTCTTTGGCAAGGACTCTTGAAAGATTTGTGGTTTTACACGATTCCTTCAGAGTCTCTCTCACCTGCTTCTTGAGTAGCCTTAGATCTGCATTTGGCTTTAGTTCAATTTTCAAGTCAGGACTTGCCGGCAAGTACTATTATCCGCGGGCAAAGAAGCACACAAAGATTGCAGCCGCTCAGAGACTCGCCCTCGAGACAGCATACATATATCGAGATGATGAAACTAAGAGACAGCAGGTCAGAAAACTTGAAAAAGTGAAGAGCTTCGATGCCCTCGGCAATTATGTTAAGCCCGAACCTGCAGAGCAAATCATGACTATCAATGAGATTGAATCCACCCTTGCAGGTGTACGCACTGATATTCAAAGCTCAGTTGATGAATCGAGGCAGATGGAGAGTCTAAAGGATATGGCTTTGAATCTTCTTATCCATGTCAACGACATAAAGCTTGAAAGGGAAAAGATCGTGGATGTGGAGATTGACAATGAAATGCCCTTGCATCTGGTATGCCTGAAATACGGACTTCCATACAATTACGCAGAAAGGATACACAGCATCAATCATATTAAAAACCCTAACTTCACACCGGCAGGCGAGGTGAGGATATATGCAAGATAAGGTCTCCCTGCACATAGACAATAAGAAGATTGAGAGCTTCCAATCTTACACCATCGAGAGCGACATCTATACTGCCGACGATGCATTCTCCCTTGAGCTTGCGAATCCAGAGATTGATGTAAGAGAGGGGCACAGATGCGAACTGTATGTGAATGAAAGCCTTGAACTCACAGGCATCATTGACCGCGTAACACAGAGCTATGACAAATCAGGGCTGAAGCTCAAAGTCGAAGGCAGGGACTTGATGGGCCTGCTTGTAGATTCATACTGCGAGGAGTTTATAACCCTCGAGAGGATTAAGGTCAAAGCCCTCGCAGAGAGGCTTTTAAAAAATGTGCCTTTCATAAACAGAGAGAAGATTATCTATCAGGATAACTTCTCTGGAAAGCTTAAAAAGAAGGCAAAGGGCGAATCAGCCATTGCCCTGCTGGATGCGCCTCACAACTTCTCGCAGATAGAGCAGGGTATGACGATATTTGAAGTGCTGAAAGACTATGCAGGGAGCCGTGGAATGATGTTCTTCTGCCTGCCTGACGGGACTATGGTATTCGGCAAGCCAAGGGAAAAAGGAGAGCCGGTTTTTAATCTCGTATGCACAAAAGACGGTAAGGACAACAATGTCCTTGAAGGCGAAATGGTGAAGGACATCTCAAAGAGATATTCAAAAATAACTGTAATAGGTCAGCAGCAGGGAACGGACAGTACAGAGACAACCGCAATCAACACAAAGGAGCCTATAGAAAACAAGCAATGGCCATTCTATGACAATGGAAAGCTAAGGCTTTACAAGCCTTATGTTCAAAAGGACAATAATGACTACCAGAGCCCAAAGCTCAGAGCACGGATGCTGCTGGAAAGACAGAGGCACGAGGGCTTTAAACTTAACTACAAAGTCCCCGGCCACAGCCAGAACGGTAAAAACTGGACGATCAACGAACTCTGCAGCATTAAAGATGAGATACTGAATGTGGAAGGCACATACCTTATATACAGCAGGACATTCGAGATGTCTAAACAGGGTGTATATACAAGCCTTAAGCTCGGCATTCCGGGAGGAGTGCAATGATAAGGGCAATCATACAATCGGTCGTCGAGGGCGTAATCAAGAGATTTACGGCCTCGGGCAGGCCTGATGAGACGATAAGCAATCGAGAATATTTCCAGCATTACGGCTTTACCTCGAGGCCCCTTGCCGGAGCCGAGGCGGTCATCATTCAGGAAGGCAATCATATAGTAATGATTGCATCAGATGACCGAAGGTACAGAATCGCAATCGATGCCGGTGAGGTCTGCATTTATACCGACGAGGGAGACCATATCCGCTTTAAGCGGGGCAAGGAGATATATATCAAGAGCGGTAATAAACTGAACGCTGATATAGCCAATGATGTGATAATCAGTACAAAAAACGCTGTGGTGAATGCTTCTACCAAGTGCCAAGTGAATAGCCCTGAGATAAATCTCTCTGGTGACAGAGCAGGGTTAAGGCGCTTTATAGATGATAGATTCCGTGAGCTGTTCAACGCTCATACTCATTCCGGCTGCGGAGGCACGGTCAATTCAGGACCTCCGACCTCAACTCTTGAATATGCAAGCCATGCGACCGATATAGTGAGGGGTGCGTAGATGGACTTTAAGATAATGACAGAGGACGCAGTCGGTCAAATGACATTTGATAAGGCAGACAATATACTGAACAACATCTTCCTGAGCCTCATGGTCCCGAAGGGTTCATTCTTTCAAGCCCCCGACTTCGGCTCTCGCCTTCATCTCCTCAAAAGAGCGAAGAACACAGAAAAGACCGCAGCCCTTGCAGAGGAATACTGCAAAGAGGCATTACAATGGCTTATAGACACTGGCAGGGCAAAGAAGATAGAGGTATTCTCCCAGAGGGACAGGCTTCAGGATTTGAATAGATTGAAATTGTTGGTTGAAGTTACGCAGGCAGACGGAAGACAGGTCAGCTTTGAAACCTTCGTGGAGGTTGTTTAATATGAGGGGACTGTCCCATGAATTACGGACGCAAAGCGTCGTAGATTCGGGACTGTCCCCGAAATGAGGAGAATATGAGTTTTCAAAAAGACTTTGACGAGCTTTTAAATGCTATTTTAACGGACTTTAAAAACCAGTTCCCGGAGGCTGACGCCTCGCAGGGAAGCCTTATATTTATAAAGTCGGCCTGCATTGCGTCCGCGCTGTGGGGACTCTATAAATATCAAGACTGGATATCCAAACAGATATTTCCGGACACTGCCGACACAAAAGCACTTGAGCATCACGCATGGGTCAGAGGACTCACAAGGACATACGGAGAGACAGATGCAGCATATCTTGCCCGGCTGCTCGATTACATTAGGCGGCCGCCTGCAGGAGGAAATCAATATGACTATGTGAAATGGGCATTAGAAAAAGACAATGTAAAGGCTGCTTACTGTTTCCCTCTGGCTCAGGGACTCGGCACTGTGGATGTCGTAATAGTGGCAAATGAGACAAATACAGGCAGCGAGGTGCCGAGCTCATATAATCCACTTACAGGCACAAATACATCAATTTCAGAATCAAAGCTGATTAATTCTGCTGCAACATTCCAAACCTCCGGCGTGAAGAAAGGCGATAAGGTAAAAAACACAACTACAAACACCGAGGCAAAGGTTATATCTATTGATAGCGAAACTCAGCTTACCCTTGATACTGATATCTTCACAGCCACAGGGCAGAATTACGAACTAAAATCCCTTGTTATACAGGTAAAGAATTATATAGACGATGTCCGCCCTGTCACTGCATCTATTGTCCGTGTGCTCGGGCCGACGATCTTTAATCAGGATATATCCATGACCGTAACCGGAACGAATATCAATAAGACGCAAATCTCCTCAGATATCACAGCATATATGAAGACATTGATACCTGGACAGACGCTCTATAAATCCAAACTGGTTCAGATCGCCATGGATAATAATGCTGACAATGTCACTATCAGCACACCGGCAAACGATGTAACTGCAACATCATATCAGATGATAAGACCGGGGGTGATAAATGTTACATAAGGATGCCCTGAAATTATTATTCCCTATTGAGCTTCAAGGCGACTTTGAAAAAGATGTAGAACTCGAGGGCAAGCATCTCGACAATGCACAGTCAAGGGCAGAGCAGCTCTTAAATGAAATGTTTCCATATCAGAGCTATGAACTCCTCCCTGATTGGGAACGTGTCTGCGGCCTCACACCTGGCGCTGATGATCCGCTGCAGCTAAGGAGAGATAGGGTCATCAGGAAATTAAGAGAACTCGGAGGTCTGAGCAGGGACTATTTCATCAAACTTGCCGAGGCCCTCGGCTCTACAATCACGATTGAGGAGTTGATGCCATTCATGGCAGGTTGGGGAAGGGCAGGAGACACATTATATATATATGAGAGTCTTTGGATATGGAGAGTGAAGGTCTCGGGCCAGTCCCTCTACTATTTTAGAGCAGGGCAATCAACTGCCGGTGAGAGGCTTCTCTGGTGGCCAGCGCAGACAGCACTTGAGAATTTGCTAAAAGACCTGAAACCGGCACATACATATGTGATATTTGACTACAGCTAATTATAAATGTCATTCCTGCGAAGGCAGGAATCCAGAAAGGAGGCTTTAAATGCCAAAAACAAATTTTGCAAATGGCGATCCATCACAGGGAATAATGGGGACAGTGGTAACTGCTGAATTTTTGAATGCAGTTAATAAACACAGACATACAGGAGAAGATGTTGATGGAGCCGGCGTTCTTGATTACGCTGTAGATACCGGCACAGCAAATAATTACATCATCGCTCTCAATCCTGCGCTCACTGCATATGTCACCGGTATGCCGATATATTTTAAAGCTGCTAACACTAACACCGGCGCCTCGACGCTGAATATCAACGCCCTCGGGGCTAAGGCGATCAAAAAGAATGTCGACCAGTACCTTGTCGCAGATGATATCAATGCCGGGCAGCTCATCACCGTGATTTATGATGGGACAAACTTCCAGATGGTCAGCCAGGTAAATCTGAATGATACCCTGTCGATCAGGGACAGTTCTCGCAACCTCATTATTAAGAATAATGCGACAAATCCTAACTACAAACTCGATATTGCTGCCGACGAGGTCATATTGCAGAATACTGCGGGCAAGCCTTTTAGTGTGTCTGCCGTCAATCATACTGTCGACATCACTGCAGCGGGAGCAAATGGACTTGACACTGGCGCGGAAGCAATTTCGACCTGGTACCACATATGGGAAATCGCTAAAGCAGATGGAACCAAGGCTGCATTGCTGTCCATTTCTGCCACAGCGCCGACAATGCCCTCAGGGTATACATATAAGGCATATATCGGAGCAATTTACAATGACAGCTCAGGTAATTTTATTGCCATCCACCAGGTCGGGAGTCGGGTGGCACGATCGGAGGTAGCCGTTTTGAGCAGCGGCACCCAGACAACCACTACGAGCGTCTCGTTGGCATCAGCCGTGCCTACTACAGCTAAATTGGTAAGGGGCAGTGTCCAAACGGAACACAGTAGTGGCGCCGACCATTATGTTCTTCTTGCAGCGACATCATCTTTAGAATTGGCCCAGCTCTATCCTGGTATTCGCATTTTTAACTATACTTCTCAAACGATTATAATGTTTCCCTTCTCGCAAGTCATAGTGGAACCGCAAACAATTTATTACAGAGTCAATGTGGGCGTTGTTAATATATATATTTCCAGTTGGGAGTATTAAAGGAGGAGCTATGAATATGATAGTTTACAGAATCAACTCGGAAGGGATGGCCTGTGACCTGAGATTCGAGCCGGATAACTATGAGCCGGAGATAGACGAGACGATCATCGCCGGCGACACATTGCCTAATCCGGTAGGTTTACACTCTCTCGATTACCTCAAATACCTGATATCCGTTGACGTGAAGGCAGAGGCTGCGAAACGCATTAACGATGCCCTGCCTGAATGGAAAGCCCGCAGACACCGGGATCAGGTCGAGCTTGCCGTCACTACTACACTGGCATCTACCGATTATACGACCAAACAGCAGAAGTGCCAGGAGATCAGGGACGCCTCAAATAAAATCGAAGCGGAGATCCAGGCGCTGACCGAGCGACAGCAGATCATCGACTTCGATATAACGAATCACCCGGCCTGGCCGGTATAAGAAAAAGCGGACAGCAGTCCAGGGAGTTGAAGCCTCCCCGAACCTCTATGCTGGAACATAGAGACGGGATAACCCGCTACCATCCGCACCCTCGGCCAAGGGCGGAAATAGTGTAGCAAGGGAGTCCCTGAAAATTCAATTTAGGGAGGCTTACAATGAAAAACAGTTTTATTGCTTGGGTAGGCGGCAAAAGGCTTTTAAGGAAAAGGATAATAGCAATGATGCCTGAACATCATTGCTATGTGGAGCTTTAGAAGGGATAAAAACAGGCAGGATGGGATGAAAAATTCTCAAACTGCCTGTTACAAATTCTCAAATTAGATGTTAAGTTATAGAGGGTTTTCTGTTAAGCCATGCGTAATATCCGCTCTCTGATACTTTAAGCACTCTGCATAAAATAGGAATCGGATAGCTGAGTCGCAGCATCTTTATCATCGCATACCTCGCTGCGACTCCTTTGCAAAGTACGCTGCTGCTTTTTTTAATATGTCCC